CCGGTCCGCCACATGGAAGCCCTCTGCGTCGGTCGTCTTTCGGGTGAACATCAGCGTGACACCGATCATCAGCACCGCATAGACGGCCAGAATGACAATTCCGAACATTTTGGAAATCTCCTTTTATGATGTCACCGCTGCCCTCTGCTGGCGAACATCGGACCCGGTGCATGACCAGCGCGCAAGGAGTAACGCGCAGGCCTCAACCTCCTTCCCATACGAATGACGGCCACCCCGCGAGGGATGGCCGCCTGGCTTATGTAGGATTTTACGAGTCTAATCCTAATACATGGTGCGGGGAATATCAAGAAACGAGTTGCAACAGCGAAGAACAGCTTTTAACTGCCGAGGTAGCGGTAACACACCATCTTTACCGAATCCTCCGAATTGCGGCCTCCTATGACCGCTGCGACCTCTTTCCACGCGAGCCCTCTCAGGAAGCGCAGCCGGAAGATCAGGCGCGTCTGGTCATCGTCGATGCCTTGAATGAACGGCATGATCTGTCCCTCGCTGGCCTTAACCTCTTCCTCCAGAAAGCCGACACGCGCATCCATGTCCACAATCTCAGCCGCGAGGTCACCGACCTTATCCTTTATGCCGGGAGTATGCGGCATACCTGTGAGGGCAGCCGCGCCGGGGCAAGCCGCGTCACGCAAGGACTGTAGCATCTCCCTTGCCCTTGCCAGTTTCTCTATCAGCTCAAAATGCTGATTCAATTCCGAAAGCGTCGTAATAGCTCACCCCAATCTGTTCTTACTTCCTCTTGCCGCCCTGTCGGCTGACAGTCTCTCCAATCTGCATTTGCCGGTATGATGGCTGCACTACCTCTACCGACACCACACGGGTATCTCCATACCGCTCCAAATCCTGAGCAATCTGCTCCTTTATGCCAATGGCCTGCCCCGCCGGGGCGTTCACATGAACGGTGATGACGAGCATCATTGCACCGTCTGATAGGCACGAGCTTTCTTGTTATAGGCCAGATCGACCGGCGCGCCGCAGGAAAGGCAGCTGTAGGTGAAGACGTCCTCCTCGAAATTCGTCCGGTATTTGAAGTGCTTTCCGCACTTGCAGCGGATGTGCGCCGACGTGAGATCGTGCAGCGGCGTCTCTCCGTTGCAGGTTGCGCACCGATAGGACGAGATAGGCTGTTTTGCACAAAAGCCGCGCAGCTCGCCGCATTGTGCGCACCGAATAAGCAGAAATCCCTTGTATGTCTTCGGCGTGGTCTCCTCGGCTTCCGCTCTATCAGGGATAGCCCAGGCCTCTTTCGGCCCGAACATAGTCTCCGCACGGCTGGGCTTTGCACGAAGCAAAGTCGGCTCTGCCTTGTGTATCTCCGGCAGGGAGGCCTTCGTTGCAGCGCCGCGCCACACAGGGCGGCAGTCTATGCCGTTTCCGAGACGGCAATGCCATCTGTTCGCGCCGCTGAACTCCTCTTTCTCTCCGTGCTCACAATATTCGCAGTTGCCGTTCAGCCACAGCAGGGCGGCAATATCGGTCGCGGCGGCGTTGATTGCCTCCTCCGCTCCTGCGAACTCCTGCACCAAGTCAAAAAGGCGGCTGTAATCGTCATACTGAATACTCCCGTTCTCATTCAGCTCATTGATAAAATCGAGCAGATTTTCAAATCGTTCCATAGAAGCTCCTTTTCATTCCATCACCACGCAACCACAGACTGTACATTGACCGTGAAAGTGTCCGTTGCTGCGCGCCCTTGCCCCGACCATCGTGCTCTTTCCTCCGCAGGAGGGGCAGTCCATGCGAACTTCCTCCGGCGGCTTGCTCCATTCCTCCGTAAGCGCGTCGGGCAGAAACCTTTGACCGCAGAAGACACACCGCTCCAAGCTGTACGGCATATTCCCGCAGGAGGGGCATTCGGGATATCTGCCGCTCCAATAATCCTCAGCCCAGCGAATATGTACCGGCTCAGCCTTGCCGTTTTCCTTATCATCGGCGGCGGGCTGGTGTTCGCAGGTATCGCAGTAAAACTCCTTCTTGCAGACCAAGCCCTTACCCCAATGGCAGTACATAGTGAGATCTCCGGTATCAATCATTTCTGTCGTCCTCCTTCGGCGGCGCAGGCAGCGGCATCCAATAGACAACTGCAACATCGCTTCTATCTCCGATACCGACATGGACGCTCCATTCCGCCCTTTCGGGAGCGCACCAGCCCATATAGACGCCCCATCTTTCGTGCCAATACGCGACAACGAGGACATCGCTACGATCTTCCGGTAACCTCTCTTTTACAGATACCCATTTTGGCATCCGTTTTGTCGCAGCATTCAGCTTCAATTCGAGCCGGCCGGAATAGCGCTTGCTATCCTCGAACATCATCCCCATCTTTACGATTTCGTCCGGCATCAACTCTGTTGCTTCGTAGGAGGCAAGCCGCGCCAGTGCAACCTCGTACCCACGGCGGCAGTAAAGCCGCCCATCCTCGTCATACCATGTCAGCTTATCCATTGTGTTCCTCCCTCGACTTGAAGCTGCCTGCCGCCCGGCAGCTCCCCCAGTGGGGAGCGAAGCCGGTGCCAGTGGCCTTGTGCGGATCTTCGGTATACTCACAGGAGATAACCTCGCCGTTCGGCGTCACGATCTTTTTACTGCCGGAACGGGGCTTTTCGATGTAATAGCGCGGGGTGGCGTCACACGGCATAGACTTCCCGCCGGGTGTTCTGATCCAGACGATAGCCGCGCCGCAGCCTTTGCAGGTAGACGCTCTCATTCGTCGGTCACCTCCCCGAAAAGCTCATGTGTTCCGTCCTGGAGAGCCTTTTCATCGTCGGACATCTCGTAGCCCAGCTTGACGAGCAACGCATAGATGCGGTCCAGCTTCTCGTTTTCCTCATGCTTCATGGTGTAGCTGTTCCAGTAGCTGCGGAAATAGCCCTCGGACTTTCCGTCACCCAGGCGCGCATAGATCATTCGCAGGAGCGCCTTTTCGGGCGTCTTGCCGATCGCGTCGGTCACGGCCTGGAGCGTAAATGCGGCATCGTCCTCGCCGTCCTCGTCATCTTCGGCAAGGGTCTCGGCGCCAGTAGCCTGCGCGATCTCCTCTTCGGTGAGCCAACTGGTATCGTCCCAGTATTCGGCGTAGGCCCACAGCGCTACGATGTCCACAAGGCGCTTTTTGATGGCAGCTGCGGAAACGGTAGCCACGAAGTCGGCGCGAAGCTCGTAGGCGCGGGCGGTTGCTTCGGACAACGCCTTTTCGGCAGCATTCTTTCGTTCCTGATTCATCTGCTCCTCACGCTTTTTTGCTTCCTCTTCTGGAGTGAGGGTGGTCGGTGCGTCCTTGGTCATCAGCGTGATATAGTACGTTTCGACGATGAAGAAATACTCGACGGTATCTGCGTCCTCTGGGCGTTCTACATTGACTTCGCTGTTGACATAGAAGCTCCTGGCGAACTTATAGCCGGTTCTGTCGGTGACCTGCGTCGCAAAGGAGCTTAACCGCTCCACCCACGAAGCCCTACGCTCGTCCGCGGCTTCGGCGTCGATGGCCTGTTTCAGCTTGTACTTGAAATTATCGGTGCCAATAAAATCAAGCATTTCATTCTTGCGCTCCGGGCTTTTCAGCTTGTCCAGCTCCATGTACTCGAAAAGGCTGACACCGCGCTCCTCGGACTTCTTGAATTTGTCCTTATCCAGCTCCAGGAGCTTCACACGGCGCCGGACAGTGGTGGCGGAAAAGCCGGACTTTTCCGCGATGTCCTCGACGGTATCGCCCATGTCAAGCATCATCTGGAAGCCCTGCGCCTGCTCATAGACCGTCAGATCAGACCGCTGCATATTCTCCGTGAGCATCGTACTCAGCTGCTCCCGCTCCGAC